TCCAATGGCATGTACCCTAGTCCTAAAACTGTGGTCAGTGCTCAAGCTGTTCGTCGACGACGTCATTTACTTATTGAAACCCATGCTAAGCCTGAATATTTGCAAGAAGGCAAACTCAATCTTGATGCTCTCTCACCAGAGGAAATCGCTGAGTTTGCTTATTTGCAATGTCGAACACGTGATCCTTTGGATCCGTCAGGTCCCGTCGGCGAATGGGTTAGTGCTGTAGAAATGATTAAAACCATGGTCATTGCGAACGAAAAGCACCAAAAGAACGAAATAGTGTTCCGTGATACTGGTTTTAAGCATTTGCGAGAGCGCGTTTTGGGCGAACCACACATGTTGCGAGGTATGTTTTCTACTAAGAAACCAGAAAAATGTCCTATGATCGACATGCTCGACGAAATGGGCGTCACTATTGCTGAAAATATTCTTAAGGGCGGAGCCTCGTCTATGTCGCCTGAAGAATTCGTCCACATCCATGCTCAAAAGCATGATCAATTCATGCTTAAGAACGATGATGAAATTGAATTGTGGAATCGTTGTTGCCAAGAATTGCAATTGTCCCCTGTCAAGATGATGTCTTCTAATGAGCGTTTGAGTGAGCTTATTGCTACTGCAAAGCAGAAGTTAGATGCCTACCCAATTTTGACTTGGGCTTTTGCTTCGCTTGGATTGCTTGGCGTTATTGGCACATTGTTGTGGGCTTTTATGAGTCGTGAACACGAAGAACCGCATATGGCTAATCCATCGGCCGGTGAAACCAATAAAACGGCTCGCAAAGTTGGCGCCTATAAGCATAATTATACTGTGCTTGGCAAACCACATAGCGGCGAGTCAGTTGTTCCAGCTCCAGTTCCAATTGCTAGCAGCAATGATGCTTTTATTGCAATGGTACGTCGTAACATTGTTGGGCTTGAATATGCGCCCGGTGGTTCCGTTTACGCCATGGGTTTCAGTAAAAATTTAATTTTTACTGTCGCCCATTTCTTCCATCAATTTGTTGGTGGAGAGCGGTTTTACGTTATTCGTATGAATAAACGTATTTCCATTTCGTATGATCCACGTCGTTTGCGTATTTATCGCCGCGGTGAGTCACATCGTGATTTGGCAGTTTATGCTTTGCCCTATGATGTTGTGCCATTGTTTCGTGATATTTCTACCCATATTGCGTCGCCTCATGACGTTGATTCGATTTACGTCACTAACGGAGCTATGGTTGGACCTGACGTCCTTTACGCATTGCCTCGAATTCAACGAACTATGCGTACCTATGAACATCTTGATGGTATTTTTGCTGTCGAAGATGGTTTCGAGTCGCCAGGTTTTCGCGGTGAGCGTGGTCAGTGTGGCTTGCCTTATGTTGGCAATTTTAGCCAAAATTGGAACGAGAACAGTGTTACCAAAATCATCGGTTTACACGCTGGTGCTTATGGCACTGAAGGTTATGCTGAAGCGTTGACAACACTCGAGTATGAAGATGCTCTTGAAGTTATGGCTGATTTCTTGGCTCCATTCCAATCACATGTTGTTGCTTCTGAAGCTCACTGCACACTTGGTGGTTTTGAAAAATCTCGGTGGTTGCATGATGACGTCGAAGACAAACAAATTTGGCCTGAAGGCGTGTTACCAACTGCTGTGCGTATGCCAACCAAACATCGTTTTGCTCCAAGTCCACTTTGCGGTGCCATTTATGAACCTGTTACTGATAACAGTGTTTTGTCACCTTTTGATCAGCGTTTGTTACCTGAAGAACTGGGCAAGTCACCTTTGCTTAAAGCACATGCCAAAGTAGCCAAAGGTAAAATTGACTTTCCAGTCAATTATCTTAGTGATTTTGTGCTTAATCGCGCTGAATTTTTCCGTGAGCAATCTAAAACACGTATTATGCGTGTTTTAACATGGGATGAAGCGATTAATGGTTGTCCTGGTGATCCTTTCATTGAACGATTAAACATGTCAACTTCTGCTGGAATGTGTTACAGTACACCTGGTTCACGTGGCAAGAAGCATCTTTTCGTTGAGGACACTAAGGATCATTACATTCCAACTGATACCTTTCAAGAAGTTCTTGACACGTTTTGGGCCCGCTTGATGCAGGGAGAACCGATCCAACATATTTGGAAAGCAACTCTCAAAACCGAACGTCGAAAATTTGAGAAAATTCGACTTGGCAAAACTCGCCAATTCAATATTGCTCAGGTTGTTCGCATTTTAGCTTCTCGGCGACTCAATTTGGCTTTTAATGCGCTTTTCCTT